GCCGACGGCCTCGAACGAGACGCCCCAGCGGACGTTTCCGCTTGTTGCTGTGTCAGCCATCCACCACAGTCGCACCGTCAGCCCGTCCGTAAGGGACGCCCCCTCTGGAATGAGGCCGATGAAGTTCGCGCTCTCTTGCGTCGCAGCGTCGTACTCCAGCACCAGAATCTGGTTCCTGGTATCGAGCGTGGCAAAGTTCGTGGACGGCGGCTGATTGTCCGCTGGCGTGAACCGGATGATGGTCTTTGTGCCGCCTGCCGATGCGCTTGCCGGGCCGGTTGGACCCGTGCTTCCGGCGCTTCCAGATTCTCCCGTTGGCCCGGTCACTGACGATGCTGGCCCGGTCGGGCCGGTCGCGCCGTTCAATCCAGAACCGCCCGCAACCCCAGCCGGCCCAGTCGGTCCTGTGCTTCCTGCTGCTCCGGCGGGCCCGGTAGGCCCAGTGCCGCCGACACCAGCCGCACCCGTTGGCCCGGTGCTGCCTACGCCAGCCGCTCCGGCAGGCCCCGTGACGCCGACGCCTGCGGACCCCGTGGGCCCGGTGCTGCCGACGCCAGCCGCACCAGTGGGGCCAGTCGCGCCAGCTGCTGAAAAAAATCCCGCAAGCGTCGTCAGTGTGACGCGCTTCGTCGCCCCGTCCGAGACGATCGGCACCACGTCCGGTCCCGTGACGGCGGTGTCGAGCGGCAGCTGCGTGATACGTCGGAGGGCCATGGTGATGCGTTAGGTGTAGGCCACCGTCGGTGGCGTGAAGTTGCCGGTGTAGATCGCCGCGCCCTTAACGACGCGAAGTTCGTCGATGTGGCCGACAAACGAAATCTCGGATGAGTGCGTGTAGCGGCCGACTGTCGGCACCCGCGACGTGTCGCTGAAGTTCGTTGTGTTCTCTGTCGCCGTGCCGCCGACGCCGTCGCAGTAGACCTTCACATACCCAGACGACCGCACCACCGCGATGTGATGCCATGTGTTGGCGGCGACCAGGTTTCCGGCTGGGCCTTCGATTGCGTCACCACCGCCAGAGTCCGTGCCAATAAAAAACACCGTGCCATCGCTGTCCACGGCAAGCATAACGTAATTCGTTCCAGACTCGGTCTGGGCAAAGACAGTCGCAATGTCTGATGTGCTGGTGCGGTAGATCCACGCCTCGATCGTGAAATCGCCGGTGCCGTAGGCGAAGTTGCTGCCTGCCGGAACGGTGACGCAGTCGTCGCCGCCAGTAACGAGCAAACTTGATCCGCCGAACTTGCTTTGAGCCGTCGAAATCGTGGCGCTACCGCCCCGAGTGACGGAGTAGTTATTGGACGAAGAGTCCGTGAACGTGGTTGCGTTGTCGGCACCGTCAAAGTGCAGGAGCAAATCACTAGCTGTATCAAAATCTGTTGCAAGCATGCCGCTTGCAAAGATCCCAGCCTTGCACCTCATGACAAGTCTCCGACGACGAGCCATGTGTCGCCCTGGTACAAAATTGCAGTGCCGGCCGAATACTTGGCCCGCAGTGACGCACCAGGAGTCGCATTGACCGTTACGCCTGTCGCTCCGGTGACCGAGACGGCCGCGTCGCCCAGCCTGGCAATGTCAACATGCGTGCCAGTCGGGAACGCCACGGAGGCTGCGGCCGGTATCACAACTTGCAGCGTGCCAGTGGTGTCGTTGAGCGTGACGAGCTTTCCGGCATCAGCCAGAGCCAGCGTGTAGCCGGTCGTCTGGGCGTTGATTGCCTGGGCGTCAGCAAACCCTCCAACGCTGCCCGTAGGACCGGTCACGGTAGAGGCAGGGCCAGTGGGGCCGCCCGATGGGCCTGTTGGCCCCGTGACGGTTGACTCTGCGCCAGTCGGTCCGGTCGCCGCAGCACCAGTGGGGCCGGTGACCGAAGCGCCAGTCGGGCCGGTTGCCGCAGCACCGGTTGGGCCCGTCACCGATGGCCCAGTCGGGCCGGTTGCCGCAGCACCGGTTGGGCCAGTCAACGTGGATGCTGGTCCTGTCGGTCCGGTCACCCGTGGACCTGTGGGGCCAGTTACCGATGCGCCGGTGACACCAGTTGGGCCGACGATGCCCGTCGGGCCCGTCACTTGTGGACCAGTTGGTCCAGTCACCGTCGATGCTGCGCCAGTGCTCCCCGTAGGTCCGGTCGGGCCGTTGCTCAAATCCACCGGCCCGCTCGGCCAGCCGGCGAGTTCCTTCGGCCCGTAGAGAAACCGGCCCGTCTTGTCGATGAACACGTCACCGACATTGCCCAGCGAGCCCGTGGGGGCTCCGCTGCCGGCCAGCACTGGCGAACCGCCCGTCGGTAGCGAGAAGAATGGCATGGCTAGGCGATGAGCAGGTCGCCGTCCTCGGTGGTGATGTACGTCACGCCGCTGTCGCTTTGGACGGTGTGAATCCGGGCCGTGCGCCGAAACGCATCGCCGTACCGCCAGAGCGGCATACCGCGAGGCGTGCTGACGTCATAGGTGATAGCGATGCCGTCAATCGTCTCGACCACCTTGTCGCCACGTTGCGGCTCGCCAAACGGAAGATCCGCTACGTCGATGATGAAGTCCCGACTCTCAAACTGCTCAAGCACGCCGTTTTGGTCGGCTGCCTGGAACGAGCTCATGCCGACCGTGGCCGACACTTCAATGGCAGAGCTGCCACGGACAAAGATCACCGGCCGGGAGGCGACAGCCTTGAGCTGCCCCGCCAGCCACGACGCACCGTCTGCCAGGATGTCGGGCACGGGTTACCTCCACTGCCCCGCCCACAACGCCCCCGCGACGCGCAGGAAGCGATGGCGCGTCAGCGGGGGGTTGCGGAGGGAGCGAGCCTGGACAGCGATCAGCGGTCGAGCAGCACGAGCACGGAGGTGTCGGCAGCCGCCCGAGCCTTGGCGAGATAGCCGGCCGCGGTGCCGGTCGAGGCATGCGCCACGCCGGAGGTCGCGTACCAGCTGATCGCCGAGCCCTGGGCACCGGTCGCACCGGTCGCACACGGCATCTCGACGATGCCCTCGATCGACACGACGCCGGTCTTGCCGGCGGCGATCGGCCGAGGAGCAACGCCCACGATCGAGCCCATGACCACCACGTCGCCAGCGGCCACGGCCGAGGCCGGCGTGTGGTCGAGGTAGTCACCTTGAGAAACGGTCGAAGCCATGTCAGAAACCTTTCGATCAGGAGTTGGTTGGGAGGAATCCGGCGGGCGGGCACGACTCCCGCCCGCCGGTCACGATGTCATCAGGCTCACGCCGCCGAGTCGCACTTCACGCCGGCGAGGTATTCCGCCTTCGCACAGCCGAAGTCGAAGTAGCCACGCATCTGCACGCCGAGCGTGTTGAAGTCGGCCTCGGCCGTCTCCACCACCGGGCTCTGCTGCCCGTTGAGGAACGCCACCTCCATGACCGGCAGGTCCGCCGGGGAGGCAAGCAGGTAGTAGTCGGTCGTGTTGGTGAGGTACACCGAGGACACGACGTCGTACCGACCGGCCATCACGTTCCGCTCCGGCACGCCGCCGGCAGCCGCCGTGGCGCTGTGGAGCAGCGTGCTGCCCATGATCTCGGCGGCCGTCAGCTCGAGGTCCGGCGGCACGAGCAGGATCCGGGGCTCGACCGCGACGGGGTTGCCGTCGGGATCCTTGAGCTTCCGGTAGCTCGTGGCCAGGGCCTTGAGGTTGGCCACGCTCAGGGCGTGCGAACCAGCCCGCAGGTTGTTCCGGCCGCTCGTGAAGAACGAACCGTCGTCCACGAACTCGGCCCAGAACACGTCGTTGAGCTTCAGGGCACCGCCGCGGCCGATCCGCTGCGGAACCGCCGTGAGCGCCCCGAGGTCGTCGTTGATCAGGTCCGTACGGGTGACCGAGGTCATGATCCCGTAGGTGGAAGCACTGATCTCACGCTTCTCGTCGTTCGCGGCGGCGTTCTTGAGCTCGCCACCGTTGGACACGGCGTCGAACTTGAACGACCCGTTGAGCCGGTAGCTCGTGACGGTCTTGAAGTCGTTCACGCTCCGCACGGCCGAGATCCGCCGCCAGGCCGACTCGACCGAGTCGAAGCCCGCCAGGAGGAACTTGTTGACCGTGCTCGACAGGATGTCGGCGATCGAGTGAGTCGCCCACGCCGCGGCCAGGATCGGCCGGAGGGTGGAAGACGTCACACGCCGGGGCCCGTCGTAGCCGTTCGCAGCCGCCGCCTGAAGCAGCACCTCGCTGATCGAGATCTCGCGGCGGGCCTTGTGGGCCGCCTCGAGCACCTCGGGCCGGTACTTCTTCTCGACGCCGGGCAGGCCACCCTGCAGAGCGAACGACGCCTCGATCACCTCGGACGACGGTGCCGAGTCCTTGACGACGTGGACCGCCGGGGCGGCGGGACGCTCGTCACGGGCGGCGATCAGCTTTTCCATGTTCTCGACTTTCTTCGTGAAGGCGTCGATCTTCGCCGACAGCTCGTCGCTGGCGGTGATCTCCACCGTGCTCTTGATCTCCACGGCGTCCTTCGCCGTGGCTTCCACGACCGGGGCCTGAGCCTCGTCCGCGGGCGTCTTGTTGGCGTCAGCCGCCATGGTGGGTAGCTCCTCCGCTGCTTCCGCAGCGATGGCGACGCTTGTCTCTGCATCAGCGCCGAGGGTCACGAACGAAACCTCCCGCAGAGCGGAGGCTTTGACGATGCGGACCGGACCCATATGGGTCTGCCCGTTGACGGTGGTGACGGCGTCGGCGTCAACCTTCTGGTGGCGACGCACGTCGGCCCCGACGCTCGCCTGCCAGGCATAGCCGCGTTCGGCCAGCTGCAGCACCTGGCGGGCGACGTCAGAGTCGGCCAGGATCTCGCCCTCGACGATCAGCTTCCCAGCTTCCACGCGGACCGAATCGGTCTGCCCCAGGATGCTGCCGAGGGTGTAGTCATGGCCGAGCACGATGGGCAGACGCTGCTTGAACTGCATCCCGGCCAGGTCGATGACGACCGGCTCCCGGGACCAGCCCTGGCGAATCTGGGATCCCGTGTACGCCTCGATCGTGAACCGGCGTGGCGACGCCGCAGCCTCGCCTTCGGCGGCCTGGAGAAACGTCACGGACGTGTCGAGCTTGATCGTGTTCACAGGAACTCCACCAGTTCGTGGTCGTCGTCGTCCCAGTCGAAGTCGCTCATGCGGATGGCTCCGCATTGGGATCGCCGTCGCCGCCGTAGTTCACTTCGGGCGTCATATCGACGAACAATCCGAGCTCCCGCATCAGCGCGACCTCTTCGGCTCGCTGCCGCAGCTCCACGTCCCACTGCTTGCCGGCCTTGGCGTATTCGGCCGCCAGCGTCGTCGTGTGGGTGCGAAGCCGGGTTTCCGCAGCGTTGGCTTCCTTGGCCGGATCGACGTGCTC